TTTCAAATGGAACCGAAGATGCTCCTAGTATAACTTTAGATACACACGATAAGGCCCCTGCTAACATGGACAAATATCCAATCAAAGCAGGTAATCTTGAATTAGGAATAATTGGAGCTATGAGATCTGGAAAATCAACTCCAGATCCTTATGTTAAAATTAACACAGCAGATAGAGATTTCACTGTAAGAGGAAAGTATAACGTTCCTAATACTGGTATTTCTTTATTAGGAGATATTGGAGATATAAGAAGTAAATCAAGAGTAAACATTGATGATCCTCGATATAATTACAAAGAAACGATAAAAGATGTAATAAGACTTAATCCTTATTCTGTAGGCATTGAATACGCTCCCGATCAAAACAGAAATATTAATTTAAGATATGACAATCAAGGCAATGTAATGTTAAGAGGTGAAGCTAGATTTGCTAAAGGTGGACTTGGTTACTTAGTAGGAGAATAAATGAGTAATTATAAACGAAAAGAGGTATTTGATTATCTCACTAGAAAACCGGTTGCTACTCAAGATATTGAGTTAGCAAGATCTCGTATCCAGACGCCCGTTCCTAGTCAACAGATGCAATTAACTCCAGAAATTTCTAATCCACAAGTCTTGGAGCTAGCGACGGGAGGCACTGTTAATAGAGAACAATTTGTAAAAGGATCTGATCCATATAATTTAGGTAATTATATTTATATAAGAAAATTACCTAATGGAGAACTTAGATATAGAGTTGCTTTTGAAGGAAAAGAAAAAATTTTTAAAGATAAAGATGAAGCATTTAAATATAGAGATAATTTAGTATCTGAAAAACAAATATTAAAACAAAAAGAACTTGGTAATAAAAAATTTATAGATTTAGAAACTTTTACAAAATTATTTAATGAACAAAAAGTATCAGATACCGCTTTTGCAGAATTTTTAAATAAAAATAACTATGTTAATAGTAAAGGAAATCCTTTTACTGAAGACGCTGTTAGCACTACAAGGAAAAGAAATAATATACCGTCTTTTATACAACAACAACGAATTGAAAATGTTTCAGAAGAAGGTATTTTAAAAAGAGCTTCAGCGATAGATGCATTTAATCCTAATACAGGAAAAGTAGAAAAAGGAGAATTATTAAGACAATATAAAGCCGGAATACTTCCAAGTTTAGATGACCTTTTATATAAAGTTCAACAAAGAGAAGTTACTATTGCTAGAGCTCAAAAAGCAAAAGAAGATCCAGAATTTAGAAAAATATTAAATGAAAGAAAAAAACAATCTTTTGAAAAAATAAGATCTACACCTGAAGGATTAGAGAAGTTAAGAGAAATTCAAAGAAAATATAGAGCCAAGGTAGCTCAAAAATTAGGATCGCCACCTCCTCCTAAAGACAATAAGGAAAGATTTTGGTTAGATTTATATCAAACTGCATTTAGGGCTGAAAAAGGAGGAATAGATTCTGCAATAAAATTTGCTAATTATGCTCCTGAAAAATATCCTACAATGAATATTATTAAAGGAACAACATTAATAGATTCAAAAACAGGAGAAAAATTAACTTTTAAAAATATAGAAGATTTTATTAATATTAATAAACCTGGAGGAATGGATTATGATAAAATATTAAACGAATATGAAAAAAAAGTTTTTTTTCAAAAGAATCAAGATTTAAAAGATTTTTTTGGAGAGAAGATGGCCCCAAATTATGAAAAAGGTTCAAGATATAATCCTGCAAACATACATCATCCTTTTGGAAGGTTTAATAATCCATACAATGTTCAATTTACATTTTTTCCAGAAAATAAAAAAGAAGCTAGTTTAAAAAAAGTATTTGATACAGAATTTAATCAAGCTGAAACACTAAGTGATAAGAAAAAAGTTTTTAAAAATTATATAAATCAATTAAAAGGACTTGGTATTGAATCTGGTTTTAATCAAAAATTATATGGAGAAAGACCTACCCTTGAAGAACAAATGACAAGAGAAGGATTTGATGTTTCTAAAGATCCACGAGCTGAACAAATAAAAAAATTAAAATTTGAAGCATTAGATCCTGGTTCTCCACTTAGAAAAGTTGTTGGATATTTTCCTGGTTCTGCAATACCTTTAACTTTATTTGATGCGGTTACTTTACCATTATCAGGATATTCTATTCCAGAAACTGCAGCTGTTGCAGCGCAGAATTTTTTAAAAAATCCCTATGTAGCCGGAGCTGCTAATATAGCAACTCAAATGTACGATATACAAAAAGGTGGAAGTGAAGAAATGATCTCGAAAGCCAATGAAAGAAAAGAAGGATTGGAACAAGGTATAACTAATTTTATGAATAAATTAACTGGTAAAACTATAGATAATAATCTTCCAAGTTATTCTGAAGGTGAAGTTCAAATGAAAACAGGAGGCCGTGTTCAATTAAAAAATGGAACCGATGATATGTATTCTCAAGAAATACCTAGTTTAGGATTATCAGATCCTATTGAAATTTTAGAACAAGAATTAGCAAATGAAAAAAAAGCGGATAGAATTTTAGCTTTAGATATAATATTGGGAGAAATGAAAAAAAGAAAATTACAAGAAGAAACTAAAGCAGCTGAAGAAAAAAAATTACAAAAAGAAAAAGGCATAAGATACATGGAAGATTTTCCCTCGCAAACAGATTATTTTGTAGAAACAGGAAAACAGCTTTTAACAAATCCAAAATATTTTTATGGTAAAGGATTAAAAGGAATTGCTGAAGGAACTGAATGGTTAGTTGGGCAACCAATGAAAATATTATTTAATCAAGAAGGAAAAAACTGGGAATTTTATCAACCAGTTGCTGGAGAAAAATTAGGTATAAATAAATTTATAGAAGAAAATATTCCTAAAGGTGCAACAACAGGAACATTACTCGCAGGTGATGTTGCTGAAATTGCAGGATCAATTGCAGATCCATTTTTAGCTTATGGACTTGTTAAAGGAGCAGTTAAAGGTGCAAAACCAAAACCACCAACATCTACAGTGGAAGATACAGTAGATCCAATGAGAAGAGATATTTTAAAAACAAGTGCAGTAATGGGAACTGGAGCTGCTTTGTATCCAATAGCTAAAAATATAAATATATTAGAAGACTTAGGAAAAGTTGTACCTAAAAAAGCTCCTCTTGTAAAAATTATAAAACCATTAGGAGAAACTGCAACTAAATTTCCAGAATGGTTTCCATCTCTTGTAAATAGACTTAGAAAAGAAGGAAATCAAAAACCTATTTATGCAACAAAAGAAGTTCCCCTTACAAAAGAAGAATATTTAAAATTAAGAGAAGAAAAAGTTCCTAAGATTTATGATCGATATTTAGGCAGAACACAAGATTATATAGATGAACTTAAACAAAAAAATATACCACAATATTATCAAGTTAAGGATACAGACGATATTATTGGATATGAATATATTGATAAAAAATTACCTAATGTAAAGGCAGTAGAATATGATGGAAAAGAAATGAGTGTTTATTTTGAAAATAATTGGGGTCAAACAGTAGAAGTAAATTATACAGCTCCAGGTGTAAAAAATAATACAGGAGATTTTTATGTAACAGACGCTAGACCAGAACCAGGTTCTGGATGGGAAAGTGCACCTGATTTTGAACCAGTAGTTGTTAATGATATAGATGAAGTTTTAGGTGGTTCAGCAAAAGTTGAACAATATGCAACAAAATCAAAAAAACTAAAATATACAACAGGAGCAAAAGAATTTGATGATAATGAATTAAGAGCATTAGCAGAATATGACAGAATGAAAGATGAAGGATTGTTAGATGACTAAAAAATTAACAACAACAATACCACCTTTAAGAGGGCCAAACCCGCAGGGCTTGAATATTAACTATAATACTGTTAGAACAGTAAATTCGGAGAAAATAACAAATGGCAGAAATAGACAAGTCGCTACCAAACGTAGCAGATAAACTTACACCCGGAGAATTAGAAGTAGAACAGATTGCACAATCTGTAGAAGAAACTCCTGCAGGTCCTACTGAAGTTACAGAAAACGAAGATGGTAGTGTTGATATAAATTTTGATCCTACTAAAAATTTATCAGCAGGAACAGAGTTTGGAGCAAACCTTGCTGAAGTTGTTGATGAACAAGTTTTAAATAGATTAGGATCAGAACTTTATCAAGATACACAATCATATAAAGATTCAAGATCAGATTGGGAAAAAGCTTATACTCAAGGATTAGATTTATTAGGATTTAAATATGAATCAAGAACAGAACCTTTTCAAGGTGCATCAAGTGCAACACATCCAGTTTTAGCAGAAGCAGTTACACAATTTCAAGCACAAGCTTACAAAGAATTATTACCACCAGAAGGACCGGTTAGAACTCAAGTGATAGGATTAGATACACCAGAAATTCAAGATCAAGCAGATAGAGTTTCTGAATTTATGAACTATCAAATTATGGATGTCATGAAAGAATATGAACCAGAGTTTGACCAAATGTTATTTTATTTACCATTATCAGGATCAACATTTAAAAAAGTTTATTACGATGATATTCTTGGAAGAGCTGTATCTAAATTTATTCAAGCACAAGATATTATTGTTCCATACACAGCAAACAGTTTAGAAGATGCAGAAGCAGTTGTACATGTAATTAAAATTTCAGAAAATGAACTACGTAAACAACAGATATCAGGATTTTATAGAGACATAGAATTAAAAGCTTCTGATGATTTAACTGAAGCAGACGATGTTAAATCTAAAGAAAGACAATTAGAAGGCGTTACAATGAGTGGACAAACAGAAGATGTTTTCACACTATATGAATGTCATGTTAATTTAGATTTGGAAGGATTTGAAGATATGAATCCACAGACTGGTGAGCCCACTGGAATTAAACTTCCTTACATTGTAACTTTAGAAGAAGGATCAAGAGAAGTTTTATCTATTAGAAGAAATTATGATCAAAATGATCCATCAAAGAAAAAAATTAATTATTTTGTACACTTTAAATTTTTACCTGGTTTTGGATTCTACGGTAATGGCTTAATTCAAATGATTGGTGGGTTATCTAGAACTGCAACTCAAGCATTAAGACAATTATTAGATGCAGGAACATTATCTAATTTACCTGCTGGATTTAAACAAAGAGGAATTAGAATTAGAGATGATGCTCAATCTATTCAACCGGGTGAATGGAGAGACGTAGATGCACCTGGAGGAAATTTAAGAGATGCATTTATGACTTTACCTTATAAAGAACCGTCACAAACTTTATTGCAATTAATGGGGGTCGTGGTTCAAGCAGGTCAGCGCTTTGCTTCGATAGCTGACATGCAAGTAGGGGATGGGAATCAGCAAGCAGCAGTGGGCACGACCGTGGCTTTGCTGGAAAGAGGAAGCAGAACAATGTCTGCTATTCACAAAAGAATCTATGCCTCAATGAAAGAGGAATTTAGATTATTGGCAAATGTATTTAAATTATATTTACCACCGGAATATCCATATGAAGTTGTTGGTGGACAAAGAACAATTAAACAAGCAGACTTTGATGATAAAGTAGATATCATACCAGTTGCTGATCCAAATATATTTTCACAAACACAAAGAATATCTATTGCACAAACAGAATTACAATTAGCAATGGCTAATCCTGCAATTCATAACATGTATGAAGTTTACAGAAATATGTATTCAGCATTGGGCGTTAGAGATGTAGATAGAATTTTATTAAGACCAGATCAACCCACACCAAAGGACCCTGCGTTAGAACATATTGATGCTCTCGCAGGGAAACCATTCCAAGCATTTCCAGGACAAGATCATAGAGCTCATATCACTGCGCATTTAAATTTTATGGCAACGAATATGGCAAGAAATGCTCCTATCATTATGGCTTCATTAGAAAAAAATTGTTTTGAACATATTTCTTTAATGTCTCAAGAACAAGTTGAGATTGAATTTAGAAATGAAATTCAACAATTACAACAAATGCAACAGAATCCACAAGTAATGCAAAATCCACAAATGCAAATTCAAGTAAGAATGTTAACTGAAAGAATTGAATCAAGAAAAGCAGTTCTAATTGCTGAGATGATGGAAGAATTTATGAACGAAGAGAAAAAAATTACATCACAATTTGATAATGATCCAATTGCTAAACTTAAATCTAGAGAATTAGACCTTGTTGCTCAAGAAAATGATAGAAAAAGACAAGAAAGCAATGAGAGAATCAATCTTGATAAGATGAAAGCTATGATGGCACAGTCTACAGATAGTCAAAAACTACAACAAAACGAAGATTTAGCTAAATTAAGAGCAAATACTTCGTTAGAGAAGACTGTTTTGGCTGCTAAACTTAAAAATAGATTTCCAAATCAATAAAAAAGGAGTATAAAATGGCTATGAAAAACAAAAATAAAAAAATTGGTCAATCCAAAGAAGTAAATTTTGATAAATTTACAGGTAAAGATGGATATTTAGTTGGTGGAGTTGATGTTGAGATGTCAAACCCACAAGAAACTCAAGTTGAGGTAGTTCAAGGCCAAGGAAATATACTTCCAGAGAAAAAAAGATCAGCAAAGTGGTATTAAATCATGTTACCAGTATTAAATGCTGTAGCACCGCTTGCAAAAATACTTTTTTCAACAATTGAAAAATCAGTTCCTGACAAAGATTTACAAGAAAAATTAAAAACACAATTACAAACTCAATTATTACAGTCTCATACACAAGAATTAACGGCTGCAGCTAAAATTATTGAAGCTGAAGCAAAAGCAGGGTGGTTTGCATCGTCTTGGCGACCTCTTTTGATGTACGTGCTTATATTTATATTAATATGGAATTATGTACTAGGACCTGTTATATTATTCTTCTTTAAAGCTTCAATAACTATAACTTTACCAGGTGATGTTTGGACATTACTACAAATAGGTTTAGGTGGTTATGTAGTTGGAAGAAGTGCAGAATCGGTGGCACGCACAATGGCGAATAGACCGGCAAATAAAGAACAAGAAAACGGATAGGATAATAAAATGAGAAATGACTATAACATAAGACCAAGATTAAAAATGAAAAAAGGTGGTAAAGCATTTCCAGATTTAAGTGGAGATGGAAAAACAACTTTTAAAGATGTTTTGATTGGTAGAGGTGTAATTAAAAAAAATAAAAAAGCGGATATGCTAACCGCTAAAATGTCTAAAAGTAAAAAAGGCAAAATAATGAAAGGTAAAAGATAATGGCTGGATTTGGAATTCAAAAAAGAGGAACATCTCCACTTCTTGTGAAAAGAAAAGGATTTGAAGCAGGAGGTATAACAGGGGAAACGGAAGATGGAATAAAAGTTGTAACAGATTCTTCTCCTAGTAAAAAACTTCCTCCTGAAGTATCTAGAAACATAACACCTTTAAAACCTGATAAAAATGCTCCTGAATCTAAAATGCCTAATGAAGATTTAAGTAAAGAGCAACCTTCAGAAGAAGGTCTTCAATTTAGATGTGGTACAAAAGGTAAAAGAAAAAATATGAAAAAAGGTGGACAAGCTAAAGTTTCTAAAGTTATGAAAGAGTTTGGAAAAGGTAAATTACATTCTGGTAAAAAAGGTCCAGTTGTAAAATCTAGAAAACAAGCAATAGCAATTGCTCTTTCAGAAGCTGGAATGTCAAAGAAGAAAAAATAATGGGTAAACTTTGTCCAAGAGGAAAAGCAGCAGCGAAAAGAAAATTTAAAGTGTACCCGAGCGCGTACGCGAACATGTATGCAAGTGCTGTTTGTTCAGGTAAAATAACACCAGGTGGTAGAAAAGGAAAAGCTCATGGTGGAAGTCTTTCACAACAAAGAAAAATGGTATCTAATTATAAACAAGGTGGCATTGCAAAAGGTTGTGGAGCTGTTATGGAGAATAGAAGAAAAGTAACTAAGAAATATTAAAATGGCAAATGGACTTCGAAAATGGGTTCAAGAGAAATGGGTTGACATTGGATCGAAAAGAAAAGATGGTTCATATGCTCCTTGCGGAAGATCAAAAGGAGAGAAAAGAAAAGGATATCCTAAATGTGTCCCGCTCGCTAAAGCTAGATCAATGTCGGAAGGTCAGAGACGTTCAGCAGTTCAAAGAAAAAGAGCAGCAGGCAATACTGGACCAAAACCAACAAATGTTGCAACCTTTGCAAAAAGAAAAAAAGCTGCTAAAGGTGGTATTATAAATATGACAACTATGAGGTACATATAATGGCAAGAGGAACATGTTGGAAAGGTTTTGAACAAAAAGGAATGAA